ATAATTCTTGATTGTTTTTTTTTTGTTGATAAATCGCTTTTTGTTTTTTTTCTCTTTTTTCTACTGATTTTTTGGTAAACTCCTGACCATCTCTTAGTTTTTCCATTTGTTTTGTTTTGATAACTTTGAACTTATAACGCTTCAAAGCCTTATCAATAGATTCACCTTTTTTTACCTCAATTACAATCATAGAAATAAATATACCAAAAATATTTAATTTTTTTTTTTGACAATAAGAACTTATATGATTAAAATTGATTAACAATAATAAATGAATAAGTTGAATATTAATGAAAAAAGGAAAGACATCGAAGCTCAATATCTTCGACAGAGCTAAATGTTTCTACGGGACTGTGGATTCTAAAGAACTAAAATCAATATATATTGTATTACAAACTTGGGTCGAACCAAAAGTTGATTTTGATAATTGGACAAGAGTCACAGGAAATTTAAAAAGACAAATACAACATAGTATGTTAGAAGTTGTTGACGATATATTCTTTGAAAAACACAATATTGTCGATTTGGATCTTCGTACAAGCGGTATACAAATGGACAAAAAAAGTTTTATGAATTTGGAAATTACCCTGTTCTTAAAAAATAAAAATTGGGATTTTAAATCACCAATTTTAAAAAACCAAATTAAACAAATTATTTCAGCAGTTTATTTTGATGACCTATACAACTGCATATATTTTGATTTACATAAGACTAAATCAGAAAAAGTAAAAGAATAAAGTATTTATTGTAAAATATATTATGAAAATATTAGGTCCAAACGAACAGGGTAAAGGAATTCTTGTTGAATGGGATGCAGGATATGTGTCACCAACAGATAGTAGAAACGTTGCGATGATCAAAGAATCATACGGTCAATTGGAACATTCAAAACCTTTTGAGTTTTATGCCGTTTTACAAAAATATGGAACACCCAACAGAAACGGACGTGTCTACCCTGAAAGAATACTTAAAAGAGAAGCCGACAATTACAAAAAGGCAATCGAAAAAGGTTTATCTATCTCCGAATTAAATCACCCTGAATCATCTCTAATTGACTTAGAGAGGGTTTCTCACCTTATTACAGAGGTATGGTGGGAAGGTCACGTTTTGATGGGTAAATTGAAACTATTGACCACTCCAGGGTTTCACGAAAGAGGTATCGTATCATCACCTGGTGATATCGCAGCTAACCTTATGAGACAAGGGGTTACTATGGGTGTGTCTTCAAGAGGTGTAGGATCACTCGTTAAAAAGGGAGAACAAAATGAAGTTCAGGATGATTTTGAACTTATCTGTTTTGATTTGGTATCATCTCCATCTACTCCAGGAGCATATCTTTTCTTGGATGAAAAAGATAGAACAAGTTATGAGGAGAATATTGAAGAAGAAACAAAGATGAGAGTTGAAAAACAAGAAACCAACAAGTCTCTTGACTTGATGAGAAAACTCACCGATTATTTAGGACATTAATACTTTTTAAAAATGGATGAAAAATACTTTGTGGCAAAAGTTCAATACGATTTGCCTGATGAAAACTCTGGTAGAGTAAAAAAGATCAGAGAAGAGAAACTTGTTAGAGGTTACAATGTTACTGAGGTTGAGTCTAAAGTAACGAAAAAATTTGAAGGTTTTCCTCACGATTGGAGAATTACTTCAGTTGTGGAAAGTAAAATTGACGAAGTTTTTTAAATAAAAAAAAATTATAAAATATTTTTTTAAATCGGGGTTATCCCGATTTTTTTTTGCTAAAACCATCAAAACTTAACTTTTTTTGATATTGTCAATATTTATAATATAAAATAAACCCTTGCTTAATAATTTATAATGGCAAACGAAAAAAAATCCTTAGTTGAGGAGGCACTTTTACAAATGAAAAATTTGGAAGAAGCCGTAACAGAAAATGCAAAAGGAATACTTGCTTCGACAATGAAGCAAGAAATCAGCGAACTAGTAAAAGAATCTTTATCTCTTAAAGAAGATGAGGTTGATGTTGAAATGTCCGATATAAAGTCAATGTCTGAACAAGATATAGATGATATGGAAGACGAAACGGAAGATGAACTTGAGATGGACAATATGGACATCGATATGGATTCTGATGAAGAGTCTGATATGGAAGACGAAATGGGTATGGATTTACCCGATGAGTTTGAAGTTGATGATGATGAAGAAGTTCTTTTACCTCTTGATTTAACAGGAGCGTCTGACGAAGAAATACTTAAAGTTTTCAAAGCTATGGGAGAAGATGATGGTATCATCGTAACCAAAGATGGTGAGAATATTCATCTAAAAGATGAGAATGATGGTGTCGAATACCAAATTCAAATGGAAGGTGATGAAGATATGGAAGATATGGATATAGAAGAAACAATTGAAGAAATGGATGATATGGATGAAATTGTTTACGAAATTGAAATGGAAGACGACGATGAAGAAGAAGAGGAAGTTGAAGAAGGTGAGCATATGAACGAAGCTTCAATGACCGTTAAACCTAAAGGAGAAGGATTTGGTAAGGCCGGTTCAGGTATGTCCAAGACTTCTGTAAATAATAAAGGTTTTAACGGAAAAATGAAACCAGGTAATAAAACAATGGGTATGAACCTAAAACCAAAAAAATTCGAATTCACTGAAGAAGAAGAAACGGTAGAGGGAGATTACGGTATGAACAAAGGTAATATGTCTAAGTCTCGTAGAGATTACGAAACTACTGAAGGACAACACGGAGGTAACAAAGGTGATATGTCTAAGTCTCGTAGAGATTACGAAACGAAAGAAGAAGAAACCACAGAAGCTACTAGAACTTTAGGAAACGGTTCTATGAATGATCCTAAGAGAAGAGGGTTACCTAAGAAAAAAGTTCGTACAGCACCATTAACAAACGAAAGTGAGTTAAAATCTGAAATAAATTCATTGAGATCTAAAAATGACGAATACAGAAAAGCATTAAACATCTTTAGAGATAAGTTAAATGAAGTTGCTGTATTCAACTCAAATTTAGCATACACTGTTCGTTTGTTCACAGAACATTCTACAACAAAACAAGAAAAAATTAACATCTTGAAGAGGTTCGATTCTGTTGAAACTATTAAAGAATCTAAAACTCTATATAAAACAATTAGAGAAGATTTGGGAACTAAAACAAATTCTACTATCACTGAATCAGTTGAAAGTAAAATTCAAAAGTCTCCAACTAAAGGTTCTGCAACAAATTTGATTGAATCAAAGACATATGAAAATCCCCAATTTATGAGAATGAAGGATTTGATGTCAAAAATTAATAAATAAACTAAAAACTAAAAAACTCACAAAATGGGAGCATTATTAGAATCAGGTCTAGTTGGTAACATCGGTCTTAAGCACCTTAAGGTTATCAAAGAAGACACAATCAACAAATGGGACAAGCTAGGTTTCTTGGACGGACTAAAAGGTCACGTAAGAGAAAACATCGCACAATTGTACGAAAACCAAGCGTCTCACTTAATAAACGAAGCTGCATCAACTGACTCATCAGGGTCTTTTGAAACTGTAGTCTTCCCTATCGTTAGAAGAGTATTCTCTAAATTATTGGCTAACGATATAGTATCAGTACAAGCTATGAACCTACCTATCGGTAAGTTGTTCTACTTCGTACCTAAAATTCAGCAGTATGAACCTACAGGTTTCACACAACACTATGCACCAATCGGTTCACCAGAAGCGGTTAATTCAGGTCTAAACAATGTTAACCAAGGTTATACTATAGAAACTGGAGCATATGCTAAAAACCTTTACGACTTGTTCTACGAAGGTAACGAAGCTGGTTTGAATCCTCCAGGTCTATATGACTACTCAAAGGGTCAATTCTCAGCTGTTACCATCGGTGCTCAAACTGTACAATGGGATGGAGATTACTTGACCCCAACTGCATATCCTGCTGCAGACGCACCTTATAGAAAAGTTCTTATTCAACTTTCAGGTTTCTCTAACAACGGTTCTTACGGTAAATTGATGGGACCAGACGGAAACACAGTTGACTCAGAAGCGTTCTTGTCAGATTTGACTATCACTATTCCTACCACTTCTACATTCTCAGGATTTACTGATGGTAGTGCAACAACACCTGTATTGTTCAGAGTTGTAACTCAGAAATACGGTAAAGGTATCGTTCAATACGGTGGTCAATCACAACCAGCATTTGGTTCTACGAACACTGCTAACGGTGGTGCTTACGAGAACATCTGTGATAGTCAAGGTATTATCTTCTTGGAAGTTGACCTACAAGTTCCTTGTTCTATTGGTTCAGATTCTCTTGACGGTTACTCAGGTTTCACAAACGTGACTGGTGCAACAATCAACGGTCAGTTTAATGGAACTTACAGAATCTATGCAGATTTAGAATTTGAAGATAGAATTGGTGAAGTTTCTTTTGACCTTGAGTCAGTAACAGTGTCTGTTTCTGAAAGAAAGTTGAGAGCACAATGGTCACCTGAATTAGCTCAAGACGTGGCTGCATTCCACAACATCGACGCTGAAGCTGAATTGACAGCTTTATTGTCTGAGCAAGTGGCAGCAGAAATTGACCGCGAAATCTTGAGAGACTTGAGAAAAGGAGCTGCTTGGAACCTACGTTGGGATTACAACGGATGGAAGAGAGGAACTACTGCAAATCCATTAACTCAATACACTCAGAAGGATTGGAACCAAACGTTGATCACAGCAATCAACCAAATTTCAGCTCAAATCCACAAGTCAACTCTTAGAGGTGGCGCTAACTGGATTGTAGTTTCTTCTGAAATCAGTGCAATCTTTGATGACTTGGAGTACTTCCACGTTTCAAACGCAGCACCTGAGCAAGACCAGTACAATATGGGTATCGAAAGAGTTGGTACTCTAGCTGGTAGATATCAGGTATACCGTGACCCATACTTCCCACCAAATACGGTGTTGTTAGGTCATAAAGGTTCATCTTTATTGGATACAGGTTATGTGTACGCACCATACGTACCTCTACAATTGACTCCAACAATGTACAACCCATTCAACTTTACCCCAATTAAGGGTATTATGACACGTTACGCTAAGAAAATGGTTAACAACCGTTTCTACGGACGTATCACAGTTGATGGTGTAAGAACATTTGACTTGAGAGAATTGAGATAATCAAATCTTTGTAAAAAGAGAAGGGGACCCAAAGGTCCCCTTTTTTTGTTTTAAAACTTTCTAATTTCAGGTTCAGGTGGTACGATGGTTGGTTGTTCAACCGGTGTAGTTAGAACTATAATGGATTTTTTAATCACCTCATTTTCTACACCTTCATATAAACCTTTTTCTTGATTAAGTTTTGCTGACTGAACAACACAGAACAAAGCCTGTTGTGGTGTCATTTTATCAATAAATCTTTTAACGTCATTTTCATCGGAGTAATTTAATACACCAAATAACTTACCGACGGATATTTTTTCTTCACTCATTTTATTTTGATTAGGATATTTATAATATAAGTAATTCGATATGGAAAAAAATACACTATCAGAAGATTTGGCTGTTTGGTTCGGAAAAAAGAAAAAACCGAAGGGTTCTACACAACCAAAAGGACCTTGGGTTAATATATGTTCAAAAAAAGACGGTAAACATCCTCCCTGTGGTAGATCTGATACCGATAAAGGTGCATATCCAAAATGTAGAGCTGCTGGTGTCGCGAGTAAGATGTCTGACTCCGAAAAGAAAGCCGCTTGTGCTCAAAAAAGGAGGGCGGAAAAGAAGGACACTCAAACGGGTAAGGCTCAAAAACCTGTGATGACTTCATACAAACCAAAAGATAAGAAAAATGAATCTATTGATAGGTTAGTTAACATTGTACTTGAAAGTATTAATGACAACAAAACAATAATTTCGGAGGATATGAAATATCATATCAAGAATAACGTTCCTGTTAGTGAAAATATTTTTAGAACAGGAAGTAAAAAATATTTTGAGATAATAAAAGAGGCACGAAAGTTAAGGTTAGAAGGTTTATACAATAACGAAGAAGATAATGAGATATTGAATTCGGATTTGGGTACGTTCTTCATTTATGAAGGTGAAAGATTACCTTTAGATTATCCGATGATTAATGAGTCAGAGTATCAGGGTACGAACGTGGAATTAGGTAAACCTAAAAAGGGTGGATCGAAAAAATGGTATGTTTATGTAAAAAACCCAAAGACCGGTAAGATTATGAAGGTTTCTTATGGTTCTCCTGTGATGACTGCTAAGTGGAATGACTCAGGTGCAAGAGCATCGTTCGCCGCCAGACATCAGTGTGCAAAGAAAAAAGATAGAACAAAAGCTGGATATTGGGCGTGTAGAGCTCACAAGGATTTTGGTAATAATGTTCCTGGAAGATATTGGTAATGATTTATAAACAAGAAAATATAACCCCCAACAAGTTTATAAGAACTTTCAAATCTGATGTTGATAGTTCTGAATTGGTGTGGCATCGAGATAAGAAAAGTCGTATTGTTGAAGTATTGAATGATTCAGATTGGTTTGTTCAATTAGAAAATGAACTACCAAGGAAATTAAATAAGGGTGATATCTTTTTTATAGCTAAGGAATCCTACCATAGAGTTATAAAGGGAGATACAGATTTGAAGGTTCAAATAATCGAAGAGAAAGGAATTAAACTTCCGATTGGTATGTTGACAACAATGAGTCGTGGTAAGAAATATGCCAAAAAAAATAAAATGGTGACACCACAACTTGAAGATATTATTGATACTGGTGAAACAGATTATGAAACGGTTGTTGAATTCAAAAAGTATTTTGACAGTAAACGTCAAAATATTACATTACAGGAATCCTTTAAGGGTAAACCACATCAGGATACAGAATATGTAGATTGGCTCCTTAGAGGAGGTGAAATGGGTCAAAAATGGGTCAATAAGGTAGTCAGAGAACATACCCTTCTAGAAATGAAGAGAATTAAACCTGTTTTATAGAAACTTGGTATCCCAAGTTATAGAAATTTGGGTATTCTTCATAAAACTCCTCCACTGCAACGTCAAGGTGTCTGCATTGGGTTTCCATTACTATGGTTTCTCCGTTTTTAAGTTGATATGTTGTGCTCATTGTTCAGGTGGCTAATATAATAAAAATTATTTACCTGAACAATATTTTCCTGAACATCTTTTTTCTCCGTCCAAACCTTCGGCATCTCCTGTACACACTTGTACCGCGTGTCCGTTGGCGTATGCACTTGGATATACATCATATCTTGATTTAGCAGATGCGATACCACGAGCACATAATTCGTTATTTTTTTTCTTTTTTTTCTTTTTTTTCTTTCCTTCAGACATTTCATAGTCAATATCCTCAACATATTCTTCGGTTTCGTTTATAAGAAAATCGAATACTTGGTCCATATTGGTTTTGGCTTCGGTAATGTGATCATCTGCCCAATCGTGTCCGTTCTGTAAAATTTGATCAACCATATCTTGATCCATCTCCAAGATTACATCAATCTGCCTTCTCATTTGTTTTAGGTTTGAGAAAAACATATAATTTTCTCCTCTGTTCTCTCTGAGAACTTTTTTGATAATGTTGGTTAAATCACTCATTTTCTGTTAACAATTTCAAAATTAATTTGATCCTTATAAGTATCTATGTTGACATCACTTTCTACTTTAATGTCAATAAAATATTCATTAGGTATTTTATCTCGTGTATCAAAGATAAAATAATAACTATCGGCGGTTTTATTTATTCTAGTCCAATCTTGAACCTCAACTTGTGTAGTACCCTCTTTAACATAAACCCTGTAGTATGCTTTGATTTCATTGATCAATACGTTTGTGGTATATGCTTGTCGTATGATAACATCTACCTTTCTAACGTCTGTATTAATAATTTTTTCATTTTGTTTAATTCCTGCAAAACTAAATGAGTATGCTTTTGGACTTTCTGTCCGACCACCTATCTGATAATATCCATCAGCTGCGAGTAATATAAATTCGTTTTCTACGTTACTTAGTGGTATTCCGTTAATTTCTAAACCTTGCCATAAATCATAGAACATACAAGGGATGGTGGTAGCTGTTAGACCATCAACATCCACTTTATAAACTCCCGTTGTCACTTGACAAGTAGATAGACCTGTAAACCCTGATAATGCCTCACCTGATGAATCCAAAATGTTTACAGTGGGTAGATTGTCCAAATTAATTGGGTTTCCATTTGTATAAACATAAAGGTACAAACTATTATCCTTTCCCTGATAGAATGTGTTTCTATCGTCAAGGATTAGGTCATCGAAGTCCGTTTGAAGGAATGGTTCGTAGAATGTTTGTGTTTGAGGTGTAAAAAATCCCACAGCATAGTTTTCTGTCATTCCTGTAATATTCTCCAATTGAGGTAGGAATGAAATTCCCCATCCTGTTACTCCGGTAATACTACCATCCAAAATACCATTTATTTCATCGGTCATATCAAAGTTGATATCTTCATTTCCAAATTCAAAATGTTGAACGTCAAGAATATAAAGATTTGAAAAGTTTAGACCTGACAGACCACCTGTTTGACTATTGGTGTTATCGTATATACCTGGAAAACTCCAAGGATAAATTGTCGTTCTTTGAAACCAGTTTGTTGGTCTATCTGAATATGATTTATCGGTTGCTAGTTGGTTTGCAACAGACATTGAGTTGGCTGCGTTTAACGCTCTTGCGTTATCGTAATAATCGTATCCAACACCGGCATCCCAATCCTGAGGGATACCTGTTTCACCTGATGTATTAGGAATTCTGTATAACACCAAATCAAAAGAAGTTGCTCTTCTTTTTCCGTTTGACCATCTTCCGTTGAGAAGTTCTTCATCGAATGATGAAGTGTTTGTCATTTTAAGGGTGTGTGTTGTTGCTGTGGTACAACCTGTTCCTATAAACCCTGTTGCGTAATTTTCTTCTAAATCTAATAGGTCGATATCAAATAGGTAACGGCTAAAACCTGACGGTGTAAGAATATTGTCTACACTACCAAAAAATAACTCAGCAACAGGGTTTTGTGCCGTGTTTGTATAAGAATTTTGAATAATCGTGTCACTTTTACTAAAGTAAGACCTATAAATTGACATATTTGATTTTCTATATAAATATATCAGTTCAACTTTATATTCTGATTCAATATAGTTTGTTGTGCCTCTAATATCTGTTTTAGTATATCGTCAGCCTTTGTTCCATCTTGAGAAACTGGAACGGGTGGCATACCAGGGTAAGGGTGAACGTGTGTTATTAAAAATCTAAC